ACTTAGAACAGAAAGTCGAGGTCCCTTTTTCTGCCTTTGAGTTTTACGAACCCGACGCAGTAGAGAATTCGTGTGATTTGATCTATTTCACAATTGATGTTCGTTATTTAGCACCTTGTCCCTCTATAGTTAAATATTTCGTTGCTGAGGAGAAGCTCCCCAACGAAAAGTTCTACGGCGCTTTATATGCTCCACGTATAGTTGGTTCCAATTTGATTTTAACTAAAGAACCGGGTTGGGTTGTACCTAATACAACAATTTCATATGCAGATGCTGGTGATACTCTTGAACCTTTCAATCTCACCGATGCATACCAATATCATTTTAAAACTGATAGAGGTGATTGTGGTAGTTTACTTGTACGGTATAGTCCGGACGGTACTCCACAACGCATCCTTGGACTTCACGTTAGTGGGTCCCGGTATGGAGTTGGGTATGGGCAACCTATGATCCTAGAAAATGTACAAAATATGTTTGATTTTATTAAGAAAAAGGGTAAAGTTACAAAAATACATGTTGATGATTATGATTTCCCGTCTGATGGTTTGACTGTTGTACAAGGTTTCGTCAATTTGGGTCCTGTAAAGGGTCCTCGTGCCCCTGAAGAAACCAAAATTGTACCTAGTCCTCTCAATAACGTGGCTTTTCCTTGTTGTACTGCCCCAGTGCAATTAGCTATAGGATATGTTGATGGAATTCATCAAAATCCCATGGAAGAGTCAAGGAAACCGTACTTGGTTCCTTCGATATTGATCCCACAAGAGTTGCTTGACCAATGTACTTGGTCTTTAATTAAGACGCTTTCTAACAAGAGTGTTGTTAATGAACACACCGTGGGACGCAGACTGTTGACTTTTGAAGAAGCTTGCTTTGGTATTGAAGGTCATGAGTTCCTTAATGGTATGAAGTCTTCTACTTCTGCCGGATTTCCATTATGTATGGAATATAATCCATTTCCTGGGACTAAGAGGAAGTGGTTGGGACCAACTGCGGAGGGTGAAAGAATACCCCATGATGATGAAAATTTCGTGTTGCTTAAGGAAGCCGTTGAGGGTTTACTCTCTTTGGCTTCTGGAGGCACTCGTACCATAAATATTTTTACTGATTTTAACAAAGATGAGAGAAGAAAATTTGGAAAGGGAGCACGCCTGGTTAGCGGTTCCTCATTAAAATATTTGATTGCTTGTACTATGCATTTCAGTGCTCTCAGTGAGTGGTTAATGTCTAATCGCGTTCTAAATGGAATGTGTATTGGCATTAATCCTTTCTGTGATGAGTGGAATACTTTGGCCCAATCCCTTAATATGAAGGGATCCAATGTAGATTCACGAATGTGGATGGATGGAGACTTTAAGGCTTTTGATGGTTCACATTCACGCCAACTCATGTACACTTTTAAGAGTCTATGTGATTGGTTTTATGGTAATGAAAGCTTAGTGCGAGATGTTTTATTAGAAGATCTGTTTAATTCATTACATATTCATAGGGGAAGGGTGTATATATGGAGTAAGTCCCTACCTTCGGGGTCCTTTTTCACATCTTTGATAAATTGTTGGAACAATTTGTTATTGCATCGCATTGCTGCTTGTAAGTCTTTCACTAGAGTGAAAGCTCTCCCTCTCAATGTGATGACCACTAACTTGGCGATACACGAATACGAACAGTATGTCCGTACACAAGTTTATGGTGATGATAATATGCACTGGGTTGATTACCCAGCTCAGGGTTGGTTTAATATGGGTAACCATATCCAATCAATGTCTGAACTAGGTTATATCTA